ACAATGGATTTTTTATTCAAGGGCGCAACCCATCGCCCTTCTTCCAATCTAAAACTTCTCTTGAGAAAAGAGAAATTCTCTTCAGAAACAAAGTCTTCAATTTCCGGATTTTTAGCACTCGACGTCAAAACAGCACCAACTTCTGACAACGCAACAGCAATCTTTTTCTGGGGAAACCACTCAACAATGACAGAATCAAGTGATCTAGCATTATCATCTCCCAGCAAAATCTGACGCACAACTTCTCGAAAATGAAAAGGACAATTTTCGGGCTTCAAACGATAAAAAGCATATCGACTAAGAAGAGCATTGCGGATGGTATTAAACTCTGCAGTTCCCCAAAACCCGGAACACATCCAATAAGAAAGAAGAAAGACATCTCCTTTGACAAGGTTCAGGTGATAAACCATGCCAAGAAGGAGAAGGTAACAAATTTCTTGCTCTTCCTCAGAATAACCCAAAAATCTGGCCACTCTACGTGCAGCTTGAGCGGCTCTTGTTCCTTCTTCTGTTCCCATCTTGACGTCAAACTTCTCGAAATCCCCATCTTGCTTCCATTGTGAGTACTTCAAGAGAAAAGAGCAAAGAATGGAACACTGATCCTGAGATGTCATGTTTATTCCAATTCCACTTTCAAAAAACCTCGGATTTGCTTGCATAAAAGCAAATATCGGACCAAGGTACTTCTTCAAAAAGAAATTGTAAACATAAGGAAGAACATTAAACACCCTCAACTTCGAATCTTCATTCTTCTTCTTCGAAACAACCTCATCTTTCAACACGTGCTGGCAAAGTGGAGAATAAACACGACCTGATTTAAGAACATCTTCAATGATCTTCATCCGAACAAGAATATCGGGTTTAAACCAAACTTCGTGTTTCTCGTGATCAATCTTCATCACCTTTTCTTTATGACACATGAAAGGGGGACCAACACTGGTCTTCAAATTAGTTCCGCCTATCAAAGTGCCAGGCTTCCCACAAACAACTTCATAATCGGTAAGAGGTCGTGAAAATAATTCAGTATCAACACAAGATTCAATACCATAAAACCAATCTTCCTCAGCTTTGTCCCACAAACTTCGGTCACCATTCTTGTTGCTCCATTCCTTCATGTAATTAACGTGAGAATCGACCCAATTTGTTCCAACCATTTTCCCTTTAAAATCTGGTTTCGTAAAATACCCGTTCTCACCGCAAACCTCAAGTTCAAGATCGCGAAAATCCTCACAAAAATCAGTTGGAAC